GATTAACCGTGCCGTTACTATATGCCCACTGAACCACTAAATCTTTACCTGTAAATGCGTTTGTCATGTTTAAACTCCTTTATAAATTAACTATCTAATAGCACTCGATAAATCCCGCCAGCTGAGTAAATGATTTCCCCGCTGGGGGCTACCTCATAATATTCTATCTCACTTTGTCGTGAAGTGATGATATGCTGCCATCCCGATATGCTCAAACTACCGTGGTACATAACGGCATCAATGGCAGCGTCAATCGAACCCGCTTTCTTGGCGCTGATACGGGAATATCCCCGAATATTGTAATAATAATCCTTCAAGCGGGATGGGCAGATATTCATATCTGTGCCAGTCTGCAATGAATAGACCACATAATCCAGCGCCGCTCCTTCTGGCGCCTGCATATAATAAATGGAATTAGCGCCATTCTTTAACATCGCCGTTAATGTTGTAGAGTTGGACAAGGCGTTATAAATTCCAGTGGTAATCACATTCATTTGAACAACCTCACCCAGTTGGAAGCTGACAGATATTTGCTGGCGCAATCCTGCGCAGCCGGCCAGACATAGGGATGTGCCGCCATCTTATAAGTCCCAAATTCCTGGTAGATATCATACGGGGTATCATGCGTGCCCACCCTTGCCAACACGTTGCCTCCTGGAAACTCCGCATAGATATGATCCCGCAGCCAGCCTGTCCGCACGGGAGCATATCCCCGCATGATGTTCTCGCAGTATCCGCCAATCTCTTTGCCGACCTCTTCCGCTTTGCCATCTATCTGCGCTATTATGCGGTCAAGATTATGGGTATCCACATAAACCGATACATAAGATGACATTACTCATTCTCCAGTTTCATTGCCAGCGCCCGCAGACATACCGACCAGCTCTTGTCGCTGTCCACCGATACAATATTATACGCTTCGCCATTTACAACCACCCTGGAGTTTTCCGCAACTGGAGCGTCATGCGGAAACGTGAATATATAACCAGGATAGGATTTCAGCGCAGCTGCAGTTTGTATTTCCGCTCCCCGATTAATGTAATCCAAGCGGCAGGAAACTATCCCTGCCGTACCCCAAACCTGGGAAACGAACCCCGAATCAACTGTGGATGACGGCGTCAATATGGTTGCCGTATCGGGCAGCAGGTTCTCGATATCGTTCCGCAGTTGTTCCAGTTCGGGGTCGGTAATAACGCTTGTCATTCCGTATCGCTGCGGACAATGCCGATGGATTCCATGCCTAACGAGGCTTCCAGCTGCGCCGCCATATCCAGACAATGTTTCATAAGAACTTCTCTCTGCAGGTTATGGCCATCGGTGGAAAAGTTATACAGCATGGCATAATGCGCTGCCTTTTTGCGCCAAATATCCGCTGCGGACTTTTGCAGGTTATAAGCCCGCCCGCTCATGTAATAGGACTTGCCGTTCTGATCAGAATTGAATATGAATTTTCCCGTGCGGTAATCCGCCGTATAGGATTCGCTGACCGAACCGCCGCTGCCGTCCCGAATATAATTAATGGAACTGTCCGCTTCCAGCCATCCCGCTGGCAGATAATAATCCGTATAAACCGTGTCGCCATTCTGGTAATCCTCATTGCAGGCAAGTTCAGCAAACTTGAAATCAATGCGGTAATCGTCCAATATGTTTTGCAACTGTTCATCCGTCCAGTAAGCCGAACCTGCAATCATGTAATCAGCAGTTCCCGCCTCGCACAACGCCCGCAATTCGTTGATGATATAAACCATCCCGCTTCTAATCATCTTTTCGTTTTCCTCTTAACTATTTTTGAACCATACCGTCTCGTCCAAGTCCGAGCCAGTTGGGGCTTATTTTTCCACATCCACTTGCGCTGCTTGACAGAACGAAACGGCATTAGCGTTTGCGCATTCGGCTTAAATTGAGCGCCAGTCTCGCCTGCTTACCCAATCTGCCAGGCTTTTTAGCCGCTTTATTTAACCAGGCTTTTTTGATTCCGCCTCCCTTTTTAATGGCTTTCGCCCGCTTGGCGGTTCGGGTCAATGCGCCAGGATGTTTAATTGCGCCCTGAATCCATCTATTGTTTTTTGCCATAGCACCTCTCATATAATAAAAAACGCCAACTTGTTTATTGGCGTTCCACAGGACTGCCTTATCGGGATAGACTTGTCAGTTCTCTGCCATTATTATATCACTTTATAAACCGTATGCAGTTTAGAAGTATAACTGGGGTCATCATGTATCATAACCGCATACGGGTTCATCTTGATGGATATCCCCGCTTCATGAAGTCGTTGGGAAAAGTCTATGTCCTCTTCCTGATTAAACCCCAGCTGGTCGTTCCACTGCACCTTGTCAAATACGAATCGCTTCATGATTATCCTCCCGCCAGATACATAAATATACGGGTCATCTTCCCAGTATTCAATCAAACAGTGTCCCCGCTTTCCGCCTTTCGTAACCCAGTCCCAGTTCCGTGTGCCGTCGGGATTTAACAGACGGCAGCATTGCACCTCATAGTCCTCACCGAATTTCAGCAACCCCTGGTAAAAATCAGGGGCAAACAGCATATCGTCATCGGCAATGATGAGATGGTCATAGTTGGCAAACTTTGCCAACTGGTTGCGCAGATATCCCAACCTACCCTCCGCCGCTGCTTCCCGCGCCTCAATAAATTGCACGGATGGCATTAGACATAATGAGGGCATGATTCCGCAAACCAGAATCTCAAATTTTGGAATATTCAGGCGCAGTATTGAACCGACCTCGTTGGACAGCTTCTCCGCCCGCTTCCCGTTGGTAATGATTCCAAAAGTATATCCGTTCATTGCGCTTCCGTCACCAATGTTTTCTCATATAGACATTCTTCCCCCAGCGGATTGTCTATTCCAGGGTACGGGGAATGCGCATTGAACGCCCGCAGAGCGTTCCGCACGTGTTCCCTGTCAAATGAAACATAAACCTCGTTGTTCCAGCCAAATTCCTTCCCTTTTTTACATCTCTTCATATGCAGTCCAGACCATCCCATACAGACAGCCGCGCCCTTGAAATCTAATACTTCCCATTTGCTTCGTCGGGTAAAAAACGAATAATCGGGATTATTCCATACCACGCACTCGTCCCAACCGCCGTTTCTCGGATTGGTTGCGCTGACTTTCTCGGCATGTTCCCCCGCCACATTCAGAATAACCCGACCATAACAGCGGGGGCGGTCGGGATTGGCTTTTATCTCATCCACTATTTTTTGAAACGAGGACAGACAAATAACATCCCCTTCTGTTTTGGCGATCCAGGAATAGCGGCATTTTGATAGCGCCCAGTTAGAAAAATAAACAAATGAATGAACACTGTTGAGCGGGTCGGTAAAAAATTCTGGGGTATCGATAAAATGGGTTTCCACAGGATACGGATATACCCTGACCCGCTCATCCTGTTTAGCCAATTCTAACGCCAATTCCATTGTCTTATCAGTGGAAGGTTGCACCGCCAATACTGCCTCATCCAGATAGGGCAGGTGCGATAGAACCGCTGCGGTCATAAACTGTTCCTCATTTTTCAGACGGAAACAACCCGATATACCAAATGGCTTTTTCTCATGCCATTTGTCCAGGTCAAGGTCATAATCACTAAACTGTCGTTCGAGTACTTCGCACATATTTTCTATTCTCGTCTATCCAGGGTTAGGTAGTATAGCTGTGCTTCTCAGCAAAATACTCACGGCATTTATTCCACCTGGCGCAATAATTCGGCTCATCAAATCGGGTAGAACGTGCCAAATGAATTATTGGCAATTCAGCCACTCCCAACTTAAAACCCGCTTCTTCCGCCCGCAGTTCATAATCCAACTCCTCAAATCCAGCGTCAAATAACGGGTCAAATAGCCCAACCTTTTTTAGTATCTTCTTTGAAATAATCAACCATGCCGATTCTGTCCATCTTTTATGTGTGATATCATCTTCCGTCCACTTTGAACCATAAAGGATATTGGGGTCTAATTGGTCAATGATATTGACATACTTGCCCCTGCATTGGCAGTCGTTATTAAAACAAACATACCAATCCGCTTTGAAATGTTGAATACCAACATTCAAGGCAGCCGCATATCCCAATCTGTCCGTCGTGCGGATTGTAGTTATATCATCCAGAACGGGATACGGAACACGGGAGGCATTGTCGATTATCAGAATTGGCGTGGTTTGTTCATGTTCCCGAATGGAGTTCATAAAAGGTTTGGTGATATCATCCCAGTGGTCAATACCAACAATGATGTTAGAAATCACCGACATAACAATAATCCAGATAGAATTTAGCTGCCCAGCTGATACAGCGGTGGTCGCTGGTAGACTGCCATATGCCGCCATCTGATTGTATATAGGGTTCTACGGCGGATATCAGTTTGTCCGCTATGGCTATATTTCCAGTTTTGCGATACAGAATGGCAAACTGAATGGTGGCGCAGATATCATCTGATGGATTTCTGGGTTTCCAGTTTTCATCAGAATCAAAGGCAATCAGTCCGCTTGGCAGTATCAGCGATTCCACTTTTTTGAGTTTGTCTTTTACAACATCCAGCAATCCAGCCAGATATAGTCCTTCCAGGGCATAGGCAATATAATGACTTCTGTTATACGGAGAGAAGTTCGTCCATGGTGTTATCGGTTCACCCATGATTCCATTAATTCTTGCAGTATATAAGGTGGTTTCATTGACATTGGTATTAATCCGATAAACGCCTGGACTTAATCGGTTTGCGGATAGAAATTCCTCCGCCTTTTCAATGGGCTGCTTTGCATTCGGAATGGATACCGCCCGAAGCCCCTCCACTATCGCAGCGGTATCAAAAGTGCAATGAGCCCCGTTTAATCCATTCCACGAACCATCATCGTTTTGTATGCTGATGAGCCAATAAGCAAGACGACCGCATAGCTTATAACTTCCGCAGCGCATTAACGTCGGCAGCAGATATCCAGTAACTTCTGGGTAGGGCAATCCCAGCCCCGTCCAGCCCTCAATACCGCCATCAGGAAGCTCCCGACTCTCCACCCATTTCAATACCAGTTCAGTTTCCATAAATTATTTCTGTAATACGGAATGGAAAACACATAGGTTCAATTTCTCATTGAATATCATTCCATTTGTATGATTATAGTTGGGAGCAGAACCGTAATAATGAAATCCACTTTCTTTTACCCAGTTGCCAAATTCGGATGGCTCAATGCCCTTGTATTTCCCGACCGCTTTCTCGTGGTCATAAATACAATCAAATGTGAGCACTGCGATTCCGCCTGGTTTTAATAACCTGTAAAACTCATTCAGTGTCTTCTGCGGGCAGTCTACCTCTTCCAGCACTGAAATGCAATAAATTTTATCCAGTGACTGGTCGGAAAGTTGCTCGATTCTCTCGGTAAAATCAGCTTGTATATAAACAACCTTTTTGGAATAATCCATGCGGTCTGGGTTCAGGTCTACCGCATAACACGTCTTGCAGGTGCGGGCTAAACAATCTTTGAATGGTCGATAATATTCCCCGCTGCCCATATCTGCGCAGACATCTTTTGGAAACGCATATTTGAGCGCCCAGGGGTACTCATAAATTCTCGACCACCAACTTGATGGAATTTCGTATCCCAACAGCCTATGAGCAGTTATATCCGATGAGACAAAATAGCCATTATTAAGGTCAGCGCCACTCATCCTTTACATTCGCCTCCATCATCATCCGCCAATAGTTTGAACCATATTTTTTATACAGCACGCTGCGCATGTTCTCGCCCGCCAGCTGCTCCCGTTCACTGGCGCTCATTTTCATACGGTTCATGTTGTAGCCGATATTGGTAACCTTTTTTACCTTTACCCGCTCATCCACCCATAATGACCTGTTATCCCTTCTGGCAATATAACAGGTTTCCAGGTCAATACCCCAGGCATAACGCATTTCGGGGTCAAATCTCCCGATGGAATCAAACCAATCCGCACGATATAATGAAGCGATGTTATCTATCATCCAGGTTTGTCTTGGCACATTTGTCCCCCGCTCTATAAGGTGTTTCCAGGATGTTGTGCTGTCTTCTGTTAATGCGGGATGAACGCCAACCGCATTGGGATCGCTTTCCAGCAGCTCCGCCATCGGGGCAAGCACATCCGCCGTTCCAACAAATTCCGCCGATGTTATCAGAAACCAATAGGCAAAGTAGGGTTGATGATACTTGAGCGCCAGCATATCCGCATAATGCAGTCCCATCAGCCACGCCCCCGTGGTTTGGATATTTTCCGCCAAAGTTATGGTGGAATATATGGACGGCAATTTGATATCCGAACCATTGTCAATCAGGATGGTATCATGCGGATATTCCACATGATTGGAAATAAACTTAACCAGCGCCTCCGCCCGCTCGGGCATGTTATAGGATGGTATCAGTATGGCAACCTTGTTCATAATAAATCCAGATTCTTTTGGATGATATCCAATGTCGGTTTCCAGTATTTTTCTGTTACCTTATCCACATCATAAGACAGCGCTCCGTCCCTTGCCCGAGAACGGTAATCCTGATTTCCCCGCATATTATAGGCAGCTTCCAGCCTTTCATGAACCGCCTGCCATCTGGGCATACGCTGGTAACTGATAAGCGGCGTCATCCACTCATCTGATTCGGATTGTTCCACCTTCCACCCGCTGAAACACAACTCGGACATGGAAGTCCAGTTCCCAACTATAACGGGCGTTCCGCATGCCTGCGCCTCCAATATGGGTATCCCGAATCCCTCGCCCATAGATACATTCAACAATACATCCATGGAGTTATAGGCATTCAGCATATATGGGTTGTCGGGCAATCCGAGATGGTAAAAATACTCATCCACAAACCATACATTCTTGCCGATGGTCAGACCGTAAAACTCACAGATGGCAGCCAGATTCAATGCGTCCCCAATCTGTCCCTGCTGGTTGGCAAGAGTATGCAGATACAGAATACAGTCCGAGTGCCTGTGGTGCAGTTCGGCAAACGCCCGTATTTGTGGGTCAAATGCTTTTCTGTTTTGAATTGCGCCCTTGTTGGCAGCTACCATACCCACAATAAAGCTGTCCTGGGGGAAGCGCATTTTCTCCCTGGCGGCGCAGCGGTCTATCGGATGATATAGTTTGGTGTCCGTCCCGTGGGGAACATAACGGCAGGACAAGCCCGCATTATGAACCTGTTCCTCTGCGAATCGGCTGAATACGATACGGTCATATGCCTGATTGACCTGATGAAATATACCTGCGGGAAGCGGATAGGAATCCACTGGAAACCAGGGAATCCACTTTACATTTGGAAATCGGCTGGGGTCAATCACCCATGCGTCCAGCAGGGTGATGACAATATCCGCCTTGACATTGGCGGCATGCGCTCCGATGATATCAATCCCATAGGGATGATAACCATTCGGAAGCACGGTCATTTCATTGGCTCGGATGACACCCGCTTGAAGCCCCCAGAATCCCGATATGGATACCTCGTATCCTAATGCCCGAATGCGGGGGGTAAATAACTTGGTTTGATTTCCGTATCCTGTTGACGCCCAGGGG